ACCTTCCGGCTCAGGAATATGCACTTCAACCGGCCCGCAAGCCTGCGTTGCTTTCTTGCCGTCGCCTTTGACGAACACCAGCACGTTCTGGTGCGTCTTTCCCAGTTTGCGACCGCTGGAGAATTGCTTGCCTGCGCGGATTGGCAGGGAGCCAACGGACGTGACTAGGATTGCCTCGTTGTAATAGTGCAGCCCTGCGGCTTTGAACGCCTCGACGGTATCCCCAACTAAGTTGTAATAATTGCCTTTTCGGTCGCGCACGTCACCGACGACAAAGCAGGCAAAGCGGTTGTCTTTAAGCCGCTCGCACGCCTTGGCGATGATTTCAAAATAGGCGGGCTTGAAGTCCTCGTATTTCAGCGTTGAAAGGTCGTTCGGGTCGTCGCTGTAGACCTCAAGGTCAGCGTAAGGCGGGCAAGAAAAAACCATGTCGGCCTCCACGTCCGCGCAGATGCGGTCAATGTTTCGGCTGTCTCCTGTATGCCAGACCGGCACAGGGTCGGTGCAGATGTCGTCGCCTTGCATCTTGTTTGCGGCAACCTGTTCCTCGCGCAACTCAACGCCGATGTATTGCCGCCCTAAACGGCTAGCGACGATGCCGCGCACCGATCCGCCCGCGAACGGGTCAAGGATCGTGCCGCCTTGCGGGCTGAACCAGCTATAGGCCAATTCGCAGAGAACAGGGTCGAAGATTGAGCCGCCTTCGTTGTTGCCGCGCCCAGCAAGGTAATGCCCCTCCGGCAAATTTGCTGGCACACTGGTCGGCTCAATATCACGGCCAACTTCACTTTCAATTCCCAACGCCAACCAAGCCCGCTTGCGCGACTGCCACCATCCTTCACGAGCGTTGAGCACCGAAAACGGCGGAATGCCAAACTTATCCGCAAGGCTTGCCGTTGATCCTTCGTTGTCACCCTCGCCGGGCAATTCTTCCTCGGCCATTTCGAATGCCTGCAACTCGTCGCTATCAAAGCCGATCAGATCAAGATCAAAATCAAGATCCTTGAGTTCAGCCATCTCCACGGCGAGCATTTCATTATCCCACCCGGCATTGAGAGCCAGCTTATTGTCAGCGATGACATAGGCCCGCTTCTGCGCTTCGCTCCATCCTTGGGCGATGATGCAAGGCACGTCTTCCAGCCCAAGGCGCTGTGCGGCCATAACGCGGCCATGCCCTGCGATGATGCCGCCGTCAGGGTCGATCAGAACAGGCGTTGTGAAACCCCATTCCTTGATGCTTGCGGCGATCTGCGCCACTTGCTCATCGCTGTGGGTTCGGCTGTTGCGCGCGTATGGCGTCAGGTCTGAGACCTTGCGCCGTTCTGGTTTGTCTGCGGGCCATTGTGTCATACCGTTTATCCTATCATCTTTCATTTACCACGTCACCCGGCAGGAACAAGGTCGCCTTGGGGCCGGGCCGTGGCTGCGGGTGTTTGAGACAACCATGAATAAACATGACTATTGCGACCGCCTCGCCACCGCCCGCTGGGCTTGTGTTTTATTTTACTTTCCGCTTCGGCTCTCTGTGATCTGTTCGGACATACGCGCCAAGTTCGCGGGCTTGCTTCCATGCCTCGTCTTTTGTGACGGGCTGCTCCCAAGGTGGTGCTGGCATGGTGACAAGGGCAACGTATCCGTATGCGCTGCTGCTTTCGCCGGGAATGGCCGCGCGAATGATGCGGGTTGTGGTGGTCATGGCGCGGCCTCCGTTGCCCAAACCCTCACTGTTGATCGTTTGCCGTTTTCGTATTCGCGCTGGATCGGAAAGCGGTCTTTGTAACGTCCCATGTTGGTCAGCGCGCCTTCGATCTGCTTGGTGCTCAGATTTAATCCTGCGGCCATTTCGGCCTGGCTGCAACCAGGATTTGCTTTGATGTAATCGTAAACGGCTTTGGTTTGCGACACGCGCTGTCTGTCGATCTTTTTTTCAGGCACGATCTTAAACAGCCGCATGGGGCGGCCTGTTGCTGGGTTTTTGCCCATCGTTGCCTTGATCGCGTTGCGGCCCTCCATGCGCGATAGCAAGCTGGATATAGATTTGGACTGCCTGTCAAAGTGTGCCGCGATGTCAAGAACGCTGCAATTTGGGCTCTGTGCGATAAAGTCGTAAATCTTGTGCTCTGCTAGTGGCCCTCGCGCTTGTTGGGATGGTGGCCGTTCGCGGTGGTGTCGCTTGGCGATTTCCTTGGCGTCGGCCTTCATGGCGGCGATCAGTTCGTCCAGCGTTGAGAATTTGGGATTGGGCGGTTTGGTTGGCTCAAGTCGGGGCATGGTGCTGTAGGCTGTGGTCATTCTGCGAGTTCCCCAGCCAGAGCCGCATAAGCGGCCATATCAACAAAGCTGTCCTCGTGGGTCGGCGTGTTGACCAAGCGCGCCGTCTTTAGCCATGCGAGGCACAGGGCGACCTGAGACGGCGTTACGTCTGCACCAAGGATGACCCGCCACCCGGCGGCAACGCGTTCAAAGTTTTCGGCTGGTGCCCCGTATGCGGCCTCTCTGTCGCCGCTAATAAGGCGTGACGCGTCTTCGAGTATTTTTGTTCGCTTGTTAGGCAAGGTGTGTTTCCTTAGTTGGTGCGGGTTGGTGCGGACTGGCCGAACAGAGCCAGTCCGATGGTCAGGGTAGTTTAAAGCTGCTGTTGAAGGCCAGCGGGTCAAACCAGTAACAACCTTCGCAGGTTCCGCGATAATCTATCGTGCCGCTAATGACTGGCACAGGATAACCTAGTTTGGTTGCGTCAAACCTAATGTTGGTTGCGGCACATCGCTTGCAGTGACTGCGCTTGGCATCATTTGCCGCCTTTGACATAGGCTGAAACTCATCATTGCTGTCAACTGGCTTGAAGCTGTGCTTTCTGCCGTCTTTGTGATCCATCTCAGGCGTCTTTGATGTCGCCAGTACGACACAAGGTTTACCCTTGTGGTGGTCATATACCGACTGAGGTATTGTTGGCACAAATGATGGTTCTGCAAAGCCTGCCAGCTGCACAGATACAATGCGATTGTGCTCATCTTTTCGCTTTACCAGCTTATATTTTTTAGCCAGACCCCCATCGTCCCTTGCCCAACCGCTGCCGTTGCCAAACTTGGGATTGTCTGGCCTTGCGGCGCGCTCAAACTTGTCTGCATGACACCCTGGCTTAAACGTAATGTCTCTTGGGTCCTTATAGGCCATATCCGTAGTCCTTCAGGCTATCAAACATGATGTCATTTTTCAGGAAATCGCAGCAAAAGTAGCTGCTGCTGAACGTGATCTTGTTCTCGCTGTTGTCCTGATTGAGGAACTTCATGCGCTCCTCAAACATCAATAATTGCAAACCGCGCTCCCTGAAGATTTGCTTTGGTGCAGCGTCGTTCAGCCAAGTGTTAGACATGATCAGAGCAAAAGGCTTGCCGAAGGACAGAGCGCGCTCAAATATTTTGCGCTTATTGGTGAACGGTGGATTGGAGACGATCAAGTCCCAGTGGTCCGGTTCGTATTCATAGAAGTCCTGTCCGTCCTCGATGTGGGAGTGGACGACGTTGAAGCCGTGAGCCATGAGGATCAGCACGAAGTTGCTGTCGGCCTTGTCGAACGGGCACCAGATTGTCTTACCCTTGAAAGGTGCGAGGCGCGGGATAATCGCCTTCACGCCGTATGCTGGCGTGTAGCACTCGTCGTTCTCGCCGGGGGCGTAGAGGACTTCTGCCTTGTTGCTGGTTGCGTTGACGAGCTTTTTGCGGGGCTCAATGATCGGCTCAACGGGTCCCGGGTTTTCCTTGAAATCCTCAACAGCCTTTTCGACCACCTCCGCAGTGACGCGCTTGCCTTCTGCTTTGGCCACTTCAGTCGCCTTTTTCCAGACGTGAACCTTCTCCGCGTCATCGCTCAGCTTAGTCAATGGGCGGATTTGCCGCTCAGATTTGGGTATTTCAATGTGTCCCAAATCGCCCTTTTGGGACACATTTTGGTGCTCAATTTTAAGCGAAATTTCTGCCGCTTCAATCAAGCGATAGCCGTGACGCCTCTCCCAACCCCACCGATCTTTGATGTAGCCTTCAAAAGTGCCGTACTTCTTTTTGTACAATTCGCGGTCCCTGATCTCGATCAGGATGGCGCCGGTCTCATACCAGTAGTTTTTTACGTTTGCTTCTATTTTTGCTTCAAGGGCTCTTAGGGATCTTCCAGCCATTTCTTCTCACCTTAATGCTTGTATCAATGCGATACATTTCACACGGCATTGTTGTTGTCAAGGCCGTCCGCAAGGGAGGGTGCGGACTGACCGAACAGAGCCAGCCCGCTGTTTACCCGTCCGCAAGGGAGGATGCGGGGCGGGTGTTCTTGGTTACGCACCGACCTTACGCAATGATTTTGCACGGCGCAAGGGGTTTCGATCATATCTCGACGGGTAAGATGCTGTTAGCGCTAACGGCCTTGAAAACACTATATAATTTATTATCATATATATCTTATATATTATAGTAAGGTACTGTTTTCAGGGGCGAAAACAACTGTCAGGTATAATGTGTCTATTGTGTAATTTTGACTGTCTCTCTAGGTGTCTCTATTTGTCTCTTTAAGGGTAAGATGGAAAAGATAACATGATGACGAAAAACCCCGCAAGAACAATGCCTTACGGGGTTTTGCATCTTATTATTGGATCATATCATGATACCGCTATGCGGCTCTATACCACTTGAACACATCTTTACCGCGATATTTGCGCGAAAATTTGAGTTCCACCTCGCCCGCGTCCTTGAGCCTGTTGCAAGCCGCCTCCACGTCCGCGACCGAGATTTTCAGCTTGTTCGCCAGCATGGCGCTTGTCAGTCCGTTGTCCCCATCCACGAAGTTCAGCAGCCGCGCGGCTATCGCGTCCTCGGGTTTTGCCTTCGCGTTGTCGTTTGCGAAGACCAATCCTACCTTGAAGTCGATCTCGTCCTTGACGTAGGCGAACGCCCATCGGACATGCTCAACCGTCCGCCTGCCGTCCGGGATTGCCATGATGAAACTGACCTTGGCGATCAACTCATAGGCCCGCCGGATCATCGCTATTGACGCCTCGCCCATGCGCTCGCCCATATGTTCCGCGTACTCGATCAGCCAATCCGCGATAGCGTCTAGCGCCTCGTTTGCGTCGTCGTCAGTGTGAACGTCACGCCGCGCTTTGTCATACTCCACCCGGCCCTCAGAGCCGCCGTAAAGAAGCCCTAGCTTGCCTGCCATCATCATGGGCATTTCGGGCTTTTGGAACGCCTTGCGCGGCCTTGGGTTAATGTCCCTCTCCGAGACAATGATAGACCGTCCCACGAAGCCGGACGTGGCGCTTTCGCCGTCCATCACTTCATCAAACGTGCTTGGCGTTGTGAAACCGATGATGCTCATGAATGGCCGCTCTAGGCCGCTGTCCACCATGTCCAGCATCCGCTGCGCCCGCGCCTCGCCCTTTTCGTCGCCCTGCTCCTGCGCCCGCGCCAGCATCGCCCCGAAAGACTTGCGCAGATCACGCGACACGTCGCCACCCAGCAGAAATCGGCTGTTGGCCTTCGAATATGCCGACATGATGATGCCGAACACGCCCTCCAGATAGCTGGCCCCGCCGCGCTTCTGAGCGTTCCGAACCTTGCCTAGAAAGATGCCGATTTCGTCGATGCTGTAAAATGAAGCCTGATTTTCGATCATGTTGCGCACAATCTCTTGCTCCGATTTCATTGTGCCGTGCATTGCGCCCTGAACACCCGCCGCAATGTGCAGATCGTTAAACGCCTGCATGACCGCCTCTTTGCCGGTCGACGATGCCGCCACGCAAAATGCCATCATGTTCGCGGTAATGCCGTCGCGCGTGTCGTAGTGGCTCATGCCGCCAATGTTGCCCACGGCGGTTAGAGCCGATGCCACGGCCAGCCTGCGCCGGGGATATCGGCATTGGCTGTCAATCCAGTCCGCGACATAGCCCACGAAGCCTGGGGGACGTTGAAGATCCACCCCAGCCACGTCCATCGGCAATGGGAAGTCGCCGCTTTCGACGTGTTCGGCCTCAAAGTCGTCATGCGTCGGAACAGCCATTGCCGCTCCATCGTCAAAATCCTTGAAGTCGCTTTCCTTGAGACGATCCAATTCGCGCTTGCGTTCCGCCGCCCTGTCATCCGCCAGTTCGTCGTAAGACTTGCCCACGCTGTAATCCGCAAGGTTCCGTAATCCGCAAGGTTCCATACTTTTTTGGTCATGTGTTTTGTTCCGCCCATGCCTTGAATTTTTCCTTAGTCTCGGCGTCCATTGCCTTAAACCCAAGCGCCGCGACACGCTTTGCGGCCTTGATCGTCAAAGCCGACCGCTCCAACTCCATAACCCCCGCCGCAAGATAAGCCTCAAGTTCTGCTTGCTGTGCCGACGCCGCCCATAGCTTTGCGTCATCACGAACACGCTCTTGCATCAACGGAACGTCAGGCGATCCAGCGCCGTGATACTCAAGCCAATGCGTGACGGTCCGCAGCGTGATTTCCTTGTTTAGCCCGGCGCAAGCGTTCAAGCCACGCCAGAGCATCGCCGCCCGGGTTTCGTCGTCGATGGTGTCAGTGGTCATCTCGCAACCCCTGCAAAAAGTCGGAAAGCGCCTTTACGGTGGCGTGACTTGGACGTGTCGAGACACCGTCCTTGATCCGAATGAGCGTGCCACGATCAACGCCAACGTCATGCGCGACGCGAGACAATACCATATATTGTAGATGGTTCCTGATTTCGTCAAAACTTAGCATTTTGTTGCCCTTTGCTACATTGGTGTTGAAAACACCTTGCACAATGTAGCGCGTTGTGCAAGTTTTGGCCTGCGGTGTTTGAAGCGTGTCGCCGCCACGCACGGCCCAATGGGCCATAACATAGGAGCCGAGAATGAGTATTCTCGAAACCGCCAGCGTTCCCGAAGCTGGCCCCCAGATCATCACCATTTGCGGTGATGCTGGACTTGGCAAGTCGTCACTTGCCGCAACCTTTCCAAAGCCGATTTTTATACGCTGTGAAGATGGCGTTGCGCGTATCCCACAAGCCTTCCGGCCCCAAGCCCTGCCGCCGATCCGGTCGGAGGATCAGCTTTGGGAACAACTCAAGGCGCTGGTGCATGAAGATCATGATTTTCAGACGTGCGTAATCGACACGGTTTCCGCTGCCGACCGCATGTTTGTTCAGTCGATCTTGAAGCAAGACGGCAAAGCCAAGTCACTGAACCAAGCGCTTGGCGGATACGGCGCGGGGTTTTCGGCCTTGGCAGCAAAGCATCAGCAGGTGCGCCATGCTGGCGAATTGATGCGCCTCAAGCGCGGCATGAATGTCATTTTCTTGGCTCACACCGAAGTCGGCACAATGCGCTTGCCGGATATGGATGATTTCAGCCGATATTCGCTGCGCATGACGCATGAC